CGTGCGAAGGAAGCTGAAAGTCAGCTTGCGGAAACACAAGAGAGATTGAGTGGCTATGAGCGGCGTGACGTTTTTAGATCCGCAGGACTTGATCTTGAGGACCGACAAGTAAGTTATTTTGTTAAGGCTTACGATGGTGAAATGGATGCAGAAGCTATCCGTGCAGAAGCGGAAGCTGCTGGATTCGTTGGACGAGATGCTTCGGCAACTAGTTCCTCCTCACCGATAAAACGTGACGCACTCGACGCCGAACAGCGTATTGCTGCGGCGGGTGAAGGTGGTGACCCGGTGTCACAAGCCGATCTTAATTCTCGTATAGCGGCAACGAATACCGAGGCAGAACTTCGGGCGTTGATGGAGAATGAAGGTTACCTGTGGGGTGCTGCCCAGTAACCGGCTAGCTAACAGTGGAGTCCCTCACCCTTAGGACTTCACAATGGCCTACACAGGCACAGGGGACGTTTCCTCTGATACGGCGGCGTTTCAGCAACTTGCTTATTTCGCTTTCCGTTCCCAACCGATGTATGACATGATCGCTGATGTGCGCTCAACCGCGCAAACCCATAACGGGGCATCAGTCCAGTTCAACATCTATGACAATATGGCTCAGGCCACTTCAGCTTTGACTGAAGCGTCTGACGTTACAGCCGTCGCCTTGGGCGACTCGACTGTGGTCGTAACACTTGCCGAATACGGTAATGCGGTTATTACTACAGCGAAGCTGCGTGGCACATCGTTCTTGAATGTTGATGCTGACGCTGCGAACATTATTGGTTACAACATGGTTGACTCTGTTGACAAACTTGTTTCCAATGTCGCTAACGCTGGCACTAACGTCATTTACGCTCAGGGTTCGATGGGTTCACGCCCAACGTCCCGTGTCGGTATTGCTGACGCCGCAACGTTTGGTGCTCAGGAAGGGCGTCAAGCGGTAGCGGAGTTGCGTACAGCTTCAGCTCCAGGGTTTGATAACGGCAACTACATTGGCCTCGTCCACCCGGACGTTTCCTACGATCTGCGCGAGCAGACCGCAGTAACTGACGTTATTCAATACCAAATCCGTCAAGAAGGTGCCGCTGTTCGCAACGGCTCCATTGGCGTGTTTGGTGGTATCGAGTGGATTGAAAACCCTCGTGCCCCCATATTGGATGACGCTGGCGCTACTAGCACCACTAACGTTTACCAGACTCTTGTTGCTGGTAGGCAGGCGCTAGCTAAAGCGTTCAGTCGTGCTCCTGGCTTCGGGGAAGACCCAAGCGTAGTGTTCGGTCCTGTGACCGATACTTTGCGCCGGTTCCACCCTGTGGGCTGGTACCACCTGGTGGGTCATGCCATCTTCCGTCAAGCAGCATTGCAGCGGATTGAGTCATCCTCATCCATAGGCGACAACACCTGATAGTTGTTGCGTAGGCTTGGGGGGGTCGGGTTCCCCTTTCCCCGGCTCCCCCATTCAAGCCTGCTACTCTTGCTGCGAAGCGAGGACTTATGCCTAAAGTCGGTTCAAGACATTTCAGTTACTCCACGGCTGGCCGCAAAGCTGCTCGTGCGTATGCGTCGAAGACCGGTAAAAGGGTTACGAACACTAAAAAGAAAAAGCGGAGTACGAAGTGATGGCCGGTAACAGTCAAACCAACGGTAATGTGACGATTCGGCCCAAACCCATAACTGGGACCGGAGGATCTAACCGTGGCTAGTGGCCTTTTTTGTTTGCCAATGGAATACAACCTGGAGCAGACAGCCAACTTTAATATTGATTTTAATGATACGACTGCTGATCGTTTCAAATGCATGTTGACGACAGCTTCGTGGACACCGAACTACAGCACCCATTCGATTAAGTCTGATGTGACTAACGAGGTGTCTGGTGCCGGGTATAGCGCTGGTGGGGAGTCGTTGACTTCTATCACGTTCGCTACGAGTGCCGGTACGATTACTTGGGACGCGGCGGATGTCGAGTGGACTTCGAGCACGATTACGAGTGCCCGTTACGCCGCTATTTACGATGACGACCTCACTAATAAACCTCTGATTTGTGCTATCGATTTTGGTGGAGATTTCTCTACCACCTCAGGCACATTCAAAATTACTTGGAACGCAAGCGGAATCTTTACGCTTGACCTCACCCCATAGGAATAAATAATGGCGATCCCCCCCTCAGGTTATCCCACCACCCTTGACGACACGAGTGCGTCACCCGGCATAACGATTGAGTTTCCTCAACCGGCTTCTTCAAGTGATTTAGATGCAACAAATATTGAACACGATCTATTGCACAGCAATGGTTCGTTGGCGATTGTGGCATTGCAAACGAAGTTGGGTATCACTGACTCTAACGCTGCGACGAATCAGGTTCTTGTAGGGACTGGTGCTTCGACTACTGCGTGGGGTTCGACTCTTACGTCGATAACTCTTACCACTGGGACTCTTAACGGTGTCACTTTGTCGGGTGCTATTACCGGTGCCGATCAAATAGCGTCTGCTGTTACTCACAAGGATTATTCCGAAACCGTGTACGCCGGTGGGAACACTGGCGCTGCACCAGCAATTCTTGAAACTAACGGCAACGTTCAAACACATACGTTGGATACTGCGACGGTGACCTTTGCGTTACCTGCCGCTGCGGGTCTTCAAGCTGGTACGAGCCTTACCCTGATTTTGACTCAGGACGGTTCGGGTTCTCGTGCTGGTGTGTTTCAGGTGAGTGGTGCTACTACTCTCGTGAAATGGGCTGGCGCTACTGCACCGACATTAAGTACGGGTGCTGCCGATATAGATATTCTTACGTTTATGACCATTGATGGCGGCGCTACACCTACTTGGTATGGGTTTGTCGCTGGGCAGGATATGAGCTAATGCCTTTCGGGGTTGAAAAAGTTGCGTTGTTGGGTGCCGCTGGTTCTGGCGGTGCTGCTGGTTGGATCGCTCAATACGACATTGGTTCTGGAATCGATTACCCACGGACGGTTCGTTGTAATTCCAGTGACGACATTTACTTGTCGGGATACATGAGTGACCCGAGCTACTACGAACCGTGGGTTCTGAAAGTAGATGCCGATGGCGTTTACGATGAGGCGAGTGCTGTTCTGAACCCTTGGCTCGCTCACGCCAACATGAAATTCAAGGATATGCTGCTGGATTCAAGCGGTGTGCCCATGATCGGTGGGACCTTCGTTAATCCAAGTGATTCCGGCCGTGACAACTTTGGCCTTGTGAAACTGCCAGCCAGCCCTATCACCCAAGGCACAGATCAGTTCCATAAGTACTACAGACAGAGTGGGTACGGTGTTTACAACAATCTGTACGAGCTGAATCATTCCCTCAGTCGAGAGGTTTTCCCCAACGGCAACTTCGGGATCGCATACCACTATTGGTACGCCTCCCAAGTTCGACACACCCTTAATTTTGGTGAGGGCACCAATGGCGGTGGCTACCAAAATTTCCGTGACGTTTACGTCAACTACGCCGTAGACACTTGGGAGCTAGGGGTCACGGGCAACGACACTGAAACGTGGTGCTGTTGGAAAACAGACAACGGCTCCAAAATTATGGGGATCAGTAGTCGAGCAGGTGCCAACTGGATGTATTCCTACGCAGCAGGTATCGAATTTGAGCAAGGCAATATCGTTGAAGCTGACCACACAGGCAGCGCCACGCATGTCATAGTGGCGGTTCGATTGCTTTATGGAGTATTGCTGATAGTCAAACTCAAAAAGTCAGACGGTTCGATTGAATGGCAACGAAAAATTGTCTGCTCCACTTACGCTTACGGACCAAACAGCCTTGCTGGTCCCGTCGTTGACTCATCAGGAAACATTTACGTCGCATGGGGCGAGTACACAAATCAAGGTGCGGAAGGAAACAACTTCCAAACCCACTGGGCGAAATACGACTCGTCAGGAACCTTCCAGTTCGCACGTAGCCTGTCCAACATCACCAACATCGGATCAAGTAACGATCCGTGGGACATAACGCTTGACTCAACAGGCGACAACATCATTGGGGTATGCGTGGCTGGTGCCCCTACTGCCGCATGGCTCTGGAAAATGCCGACCGATGGTTCAGGCGTGCCAAGCGCTGATACAACCGTGAACGGTGTCACTTGGAACTGGCAAATCCTGACCTATGTAGACTCAGCAGCCAGCCTCTCAGTCCAGGGTTCGCCTATTACCAACAACAGTGGGTCAATTCAGAATGGCAACATGCCATCGAGTCTCACTTGGGAAGATCCAGTCTTGCAAGATACCTACAACGTGGAGGCTATTTGATGAACCTTTACGTTGACCCAGACGGCGGTTTCCCTCGACATCGAGGGGACATCACACGCATTGACCCGTCATGGACAGAGGGTGACCCTGTGCCCGATGGATGGTTGGAAGTCGTTGAGGTTGAACAACCAGCGCCGATCTACACCTTTGAAGAAGGTCTAGCGACAATCACAGACGACGACGGCAACGAAAGCCAAGTTGAACGAGATGCTTCTAACTCGTGGCCCCTCACGATCACCAATTATGAACAAGGTGTCGAAGTTGCTGATGGTGTAGCGACTCTGACTTGGACCGCTCGTACTTTTGATCCAGGGCCGCTGTCAACCGGACCTGACCGTGAGAACGATGAAGGTCGTTGATGCCCCCGGCAAAATCACTACCGGACGGCCACTAAAACCCTTCGGAATAGTCGTACACCACACCGCCTCCAACCGCAACGCCGACCCCGACAACGTGGTCGCAATGTGCGTGCGAGGCGTCAACAAAGTACCCGGACCTTTATACAACTACCTCATAAAACGTGATGGCACCATTGTCAAGTTGACTGCTGAGAACGTGAAAGCCAACCACGCAGGTCGAGGGCTCCAAAGTGTGTTGACTCGCACCCAAAAAAACCTTCCTGTTTTGGGAAACGCTAAGAGCGCAGGAAGGATTACAGCTAACGCCCGTTTTGTAGGAGTATCTCTTATTAATGACGGGTTGGGTGAAGATGTGCCCGAGGCTCAGATGGAAGCGTTAGTTAGTTTGTGTGCTTTTCTGTGCGACGGACACAAATGGAACCCCGACTCCACAGTGCTGGGTCACAAGGAATGGACTTCTAGGAAAGTTGATCCTTCGTTCTCTATGCCTGAGCTGAGGGGGATGATTCATCGGCGCATGG